TGTATGAGTCTCACAGGTATTAATGCTACCCGAAATACATTCTTCTCTAACATAAAACAATTAATGCCTGGAGAAACAATCACATATGATTGCACAAATAAAAGAATAAAATCATCAGAGAGAATTTATATCACTCCTAGATCCAACGGATCTTTTGATCCTGGTGAATTTAGAGATAAAGTTAAAAAGACTGTACAGATGTGTAGCATAGGACGAAGACAGATGGGAGTATTTCTCAGTGGTGGATTAGACAGCAGTGTGGTAGCTTATGAGATGATGAAGATACACGGTGCAGTGAATACATTTACTAATCGAATGGAACCCAATGTCGTAACCGATGAAGATTATAATAGCGATGCTGCTTGTGCAAAAATATTAGCAGAGCAAGAAAAATTTAATCACAACGAAATTATTATTACTCCTAACGACATTATTGCATCATGGAATAATAGTATCTATTTCATGGAGCAACCTGTATATAATCCTAGCATGAGCATGTACTATCACACTAATCGTAAATTATCCGAAGCAAGCACGATTATAACCATGGCAGGAGATATGGGAGATGAGATATTAGGAGGATATCCTAAGTATTGGAAAATGAGAGATGAAAGATTTAATTCTTGGAGTGACGTTATAGATAAATGGTTAAAAAGAATAAAAAGACCACTAGTGGTTGGAGTACCAACTCTATCAGCAACAGTGTTGAGAGAAGAATTGATAAAATTATATCCTGATACTTTATGGAATCCTGCAGATCCAATAGCATCTTATATGGCTCTTGATTGTGTAGCACAAGCGCCCAATGAATTCTTTGCTAGGAATGACAAGTATGGTATGGCATTCGGTATGGAAGGTCGTTTTCCTTTAACTACAAAGATGTTTATGCAATACTGTCTAGACATACCAACAAATTATAAAATAGGCAAAAATAAACACGAAACTAAGTTGTTAACTAAAATTGCCTATAAAGGATTACTACCCGATGCAATAATTAACAAACAAAAAACTGGGTGGACCGTACCGATTGGACAATGGTTAACTATGGATGTCGATAAAAATTTAAAAAATTTTTATACAAATAGTATGGGAGAAAAGTCTATATTAGACCAAGTTACAGTAAGTCAAAAAGCAGGCAAAGCCTTAATTCCGTCGTGGGTAATGAAAGACTGGATTAAATGTTATAGTATGGAATAATTAAAGATTTTGATAATATGCAAGAATAATTTTACTACCTAAAGGACGATAACCCGAATATTTCCATTTTGTTGCCTGATAAATTTTTTTACTAATTAATCTTAAATTTCTAGACTTAGTTAATGTTGGTAAATTAATTTGAGGTAATTGTGCATCATCAAATACAAAATTTTTAATTCCTAAATGTAGAGATAATTCTATATCTTTCTCTACAACAGGAGCAGAATGTCCTCCGTCTATAAAAGCAATATTATATTTTTCTAAGGGTAATTTTTTATTTCCTTCCATTATTTCTTTACCTACTTCTTGACTGTCTCCCCACACAATGTGGTGTCTATTAAAAAATTTATTCTCTAAAATCTCCGCTCCTCTTTGAGCCGCTTCTGTTTTTGCAATCTCTATACTGGTTATTTTTACATCAGGAAACATAGTTAAGAATAATGCACTGCTCCATCCGGTGTTGAAGCCAAATTGCAACATATTGGTAAAAGGAAATATTTTATAAAATTCTTGCCATGCATCAACCACGTCTTTGGTTGGACAAAGATGTCCTGTATGACCCTTGGGCATATAGGTTAAATCGTGAATAATTCGTTGCATTTGATACCAAGTAAATATATCATATATTTAATATGAAAATTAAAGTAATCACTTCCTATAAGCCAGGCACATGGGATCTCTATTCAGGTAGAGGTATCAAGAGCATCGCTGAACAATGGCCAAATGAAACGGATCTGGTAGTCTATCTTGAAGAGCCCAAACCCAACTATGATCATCCTAGAATTACTTGGATAGATCTTAACTCTGCCGAGCCAGAATTATTAAAATTTAAAAACAAACATAGAAATGATCCTATAGCATGTGGAGAATTACAAGAGATAGAGAATGGAGTTCGAAGACCGGCCGCTCTAAAAAAACAAGGAGGATTGGATAAAAATAAAGGATCTTTTCTTTGGGACGCTGTGAGATTCAGTAATAAAGTTTTCTGTGTTATTAATGCTGTGAGAAATTCTGCTGCTTACGATTATGTTCTTTGGATTGATGCTGATACATTTACTTTTAGACCCGTACCATTAAATTTCCTTGAGACTCTACTACCTAAAGATACTATGTTAACTTTCCTAGGTCGAGAAAGATATGCATTAAAAGATGGTGGCAAATATCCCGAATGCGGGTTTGTGGGATATAATTTAAGACATCCTAACATACAAGAATTTGTTTCTGAATGGGAAAAATTATACATTACCAATGAAGTATTTCAATTATTAGAATGGCATGATAGTTTTGTATTTTGGCACCTAGCTAGAAAATTTCAAGAGAAATACAACATACAGGTAAATGATATTGGCTACGGTAAGAATGTGAAAGGACATCATGTGTTTATTAATAGTGAATTAGGATTGTATATGGATCATATGAAAGGCAAAAGAAAAAAACTAGGCAGCAGTGCCAAAGCAGATTTGAGACCACCCATGAAAGATGCTCCAGCAAATATATGGAACGTGGATTATTGGAAAAAAGTTCCACCTTCATTAAAATGAAAATAGCAATATTCCCACAAAATGGCAGTTTAAATAGCCGTCCTGTTTTTAATGCTTTTATAGAACATCTACGATCAAAAGGAGAAAACATGTCTATCAATAAAGATGAAGACTGTGATGTTGCTGTTATTTGGTCTGTATTATGGTCTGGCAGAATGTCTGCCAATAGAGAAATATGGAATAATTTTCAAGAACGTAATAAACCTGTTGTTGTAATGGAAGTGGGAGGTCTCAAAAGAAATAGCACATGGAAAATAGGTATCAATGGTATAAACAGAGATGCTGATTTTGCAAATGATAAGTTTGATGATAAAAGATGGCCTAAATTTAATATAGAAATGAAACCATGGAAACAGACCGGAAACACTATAATAATATGTGGACAACACGATGCTAGTCATCAGTGGAGAGAAAAACCAAGTATGAATGATTGGGTTGAACAACAAATAATTGAGATTAGAAAATATAGTGATCGTCCAATATTGGTGAGACCACATCCTAGAAATGTATTTGATCTTAACGAAAAAAAATATACCAACGTTAAAATAGGAAAACCACAAAGAGATCTAAATACCTATGATGACACAGATTTTAAAAAAACTTTAAAGTCGGCTTGGGCAGTAATTAATTATTCTTCTAATCCAGCTATAGAATCTGTTATCAATGGTATACCTGTATTTGTGAGCGAATCAAGTCTATGCTATGATGTGGGCAATCATTCTTTATCAAAAATAGAAAATCCTACAATGCCCGAACGTCAACAGTGGGCAAATAAATTGGCTTATACAGAATGGACGGTATCAGAGATACGTGAAGGATTGCCATGGGCTAGAATAAGACAACGTCTTGAAGAAAAATACATAAGATGAAAAATATAAAAATTAGAAATACAGAAGAAATAACTCCTCTAGAGTGGAAACCTTATAAAGGAGAGACCGTCGTAGTAAAAACTATTATAAGAGGAGGTAAAAAAATACAGGAAACTGCGTTCTATGAAGATCGAGTTAGAGCAGTACCTCAAGGAAATGCTTATATCATTGGCAACGGTCCTTCTAGGAAAGGATTTGATTTGAATCTTTTAAAAACATCTGGGCAGATATACGGGTGTAACGCTCTCTATAGAGATTTTATCCCCGATTATTTGTTCATGGTTGACTCAAAAATGACCAAAGGCATAATAGAAGATCGAGTTTATGAAAAATGCATATGTTATGCTCCTTCTTTGGAAGTTAATCGTTATCCTGGAAAACTACATCTTATACCCAATAATCCTCATTGGGTTTCTGGCCAACAGGCCATGTGGACGGCTTGTGTTCACGGTCATAAAAATATACATCTCATAGGATTTGATTTTCGAGAATACGGAAAAAATAAACTTAATAATATCTATCAAGACACTATTTTTTATAACGAAAGACATAGCGATCTTGTTTTTGGAGGATGGCTGAAACAATTTCGAACACTGATAAAACAACGTCCTTATTGCAACTTCACTGTGGTGCACGACAATCCCCCAGAATTCTTACACCATCTTCAAACAGGAACAGATTTAGGAAACACTCAATTAATAACTTACGAAGAATTTACAAAGAAAGTCCTAAGCCAATAAATTTAAATCTTGGTCTAAAACTATAGAATATGCTGTTGTGATTGCCAGTATCTTTCTTCAATTTCATTTGGTATAGATGGATCATCTCGTGTGCTAATGTCTCTATAAAATCTCGCTTGGTGTTATATTTTTTTAACATTTCCAATTCAAATCTTTTAGGATTTTTGTCTGGATAAGCACACACCTGTCCCATGGCCTGCTTCAACCATTTTTTGATTATAATCTTGTCAAAATTAGGCAAGTGATTATCGAACACTGCTCGATTAATATAACGAAACCAAAGATCTATGGCACGTCTACTGGTAAGATAAGGACCTTTATGACCGAGTGTTTCCGCTTGTATTTTGCGTCTTAATTTTAGTGCTTTTTTCCTTCTCATAAAAGTTCCATCACTGTTGACTTTTTCTTGCTTCGTGCTATACTGTAATTATCTTAAAAATGACAAATTCAAACATACCTCTTCGTATTATAGAATCCATGGAGGCTGCTCTCAGAATATTGGCCTATAATACCGGTGGTATTTTTCAAAATTCTGGGGTGCATGATAAAGATTTTAAAACTATACAGAGTCTCGCTGATGCTCCTTATGCTTGGACAGAGAAACAGGCCAATCTAGCCATGATGTTCCTAAAGAGATATAAAACTCTGCTGAATAAATTTGGATTTGATGCAGATGAATTGATAAACAATCCTCGTTATGATCAACCTTTTCGAGTGATCAGTTTTGAGAAAAGCATAGATACTTTTGCAGCCGAAGACGGTCGAGAAATATTAGAGATGCGTTTTCCTTACAATGAAAAAATTATTGCATTGATACGATGTCTTAAAAAGAAAACACAAGAACTGGTTCCCATGTTGTATGATGGAGAGACTAAAAAATGGACTATGAACTACACTGACACTGTGGCCTACTATGCTACTCTAATTGCTGTGAGATATGATTTTAAAATACTCAAAACAAAAATATTAGAAGATTACGAGGAGATCAAACGAGAAAAGAAAAAATATCAACCCGTTATTGCGGACATAGATGAGAGTTCCGTAAGATTCATTAACGCTCCTGAATCTCTCGCAGAATATTGGCAAGAACATTGCCAATCATTACCTTATATCAAACAAAGAGATCAGTTAAAACAATTCAATATTTCTTCTGTAAGGAATAAATCATTGCCAGCAAACACTCTAGCAGAGAAGATAGCCTACTCTTTGAATACTAATCTATTCGTGGATAGAAAAACACATGATAAAAAAACATTATTAGAAGCAATTATAGAGTTGGGTAATTTGCCAGCAATTTGTCCATTCAGCGGAGACATACAGTCTAAGGAAGAAATTGTTTCAATTCATGAATGGTTAAAAACATTTGAATCTGTGGGCATATCGCAGGATAATATCGCTTTTGGTTTTGAATTTGATCGTCCCATAAACATCGATCCTAATCCTGAAATAGAACAATTTCCATCTCCCGACCTCTTTTATGGAGCAGATACTCCGATAGAAGAACGATCAAAAATATACAAAGACTGGCAAGAACTGTATGAGTTCAGTGTTAACAATCGTAAAATTACTGCTGCAACAAAAATTATATTTGTTAGAAACAAAATACCAAGAACTCTTATGAAATCTGGTATTAAGCCTCGAGTTGCATTCATGTTGCAGGATTATCCTAGATGGCCTATGTCTACCAATACATTGGACAAGTTGGTTGAAAGTTTGCCAAAAAGGTTGTATTATATGAGTCAGATGCCATCTGACATTATACTACAATCTATATGAGTTCATGCAAATTAGTAATACGAGACGAAGTAAATGTTAAATTTGAAAATCTTTCTCTAGAACATAGAAAGCATCTCAGTAACAAATTTAAATTTGAAATACCTTATGCTCGACATCTACCAGCAGTAAAACTGGGCAGATGGGATGGTAAAGTCAGTTTCTTTGGATTGGGTGGTAACACTTATCTAGCATTGGTTGGGCAGATACTGCCAATATTGGAAGATGCTGGAGTGTATGTGGAATTAGAAGATCAAAGAACTCCTCACAACTTTGAATTTAAATTAATTGATCAAAATTATCTATCAACAATTAACTGGCCTAAAAATCATCCTTGTGCTGGACAGCCTATAGTGTTGAGAGATTATCAAGTGGAAACCATAAACAAATTTTTAGAAAATCCTCAGTGCATTCAGGAGATTGCCACAGGAGCGGGCAAGACCATCATCACAGCAGCTCTATGCAAACTGGTTGAGAATTATGGACGTACTCTAACCATTGTACCTAACAAAAGTCTAGTCACACAAACCGAAGATGACTTCTTGGCTTGCAATTTGGATGTAGGAGTGTATTATGGTGACCGAAAAGAGTTAGGCCGACAGAACACCATTGCCACCTGGCAGTCATTGAATGTATTGGAAAAGAAAAGCCGAGATGATGAAACGACTGCGTTCCTAGAAGCGATAGAAAATATCAATACCATAATAGTGGATGAGGTGCACATGGCGAAGGCAGATGTGTTAAAAAGAATGTTGACCGGACCGTTTGCCCGATGTGGCATACGTTGGGGACTTACAGGCACTGTGCCGAAAGCCGACTATGAATTCTACGGATTAAAATGCAGCATAGGAGAAGTGGCCAATAAGATAGCAGCCAAAGAATTACAAGATAAAGGAGTATTGGCACAATGTAATGTTAATGTATTACAAACTCAGGACCATCCGGAATTTAAAAATTATCAAGAAGAATTAAAATGGTTAACCACGGACGAAACTCGAATGTCGTGGATCGCAAAAACCATAGAAGATATCGCCGCCACAGGCAACACAATGATACTCGTGGATAGAATATCTGCAGGAGAGTTATTAGAAAAGAAAATACCAGACAGTGTGTTTATATCTGGATCTACAAAGAACACCGAAAGAAAAGAACACTATGATGAAGTTTCCATAGCACAACACAAAGTTATCATTGCTACCTATGGTGTGGCTGCTGTGGGCATAAACATACCTAGAATCTTTAATTTGGTATTGATAGAACCTGGAAAGAGCTTTGTGCGTGTGATCCAAAGCATTGGTAGGGGTATAAGAAAAGCAGAAGATAAAGATCACGTTAACATTTGGGATATAACTTCCAGTTGTAAATTTGCAAAAAGACATCTTGGACAAAGAAAAAAATTTTATAAAGAGGCCAATTATCCTTATAATATAGAAAAGATAGATTATGAAAACAATTTTAATAAGCGGTTGTAGTTACTGCGAAATTTTTTCTTTAATAAATTTACAGAATTATGTTAAGGAAAAATTTCGGGTGGATCGAATAGTAAACATAAGCAAACAAGGAAGTTCGATTTTCAGACAAATAAAAGCAGTTATAGAATGGATATCATTTTTTGGACCACCAGATCTTGTGCTACTTCCTCTTAGTCATATTACCAGATATGATGAATCAATTGGATTAAAATATGATGTTTGGAATGCTTTTGATGAGACACTTTGTGCATCTATGGATCCATTAAAAAACAATGAAGAAATGAATACTCGATTTAATTCTAGAATAGATGTTGAACAAATTAATCAACTGATAAAATTAAAAACTTTAGTTTATAATGAAGACTCATCATTTAATAATATGTTAACACAAATTATAACTTTTTCGGGATGGTTGAAAAATGAAAATATAAATCATATAATATTTGATATGTGTAATAATTTTAATAAAAAAAATTATTCTAGTATTAAAAAAAGAAAATTTCTATCAAAAAATAAAAATATTATAGACATATTCAAATTTTGTGGTAATGATTTTATGTATCAAAATTTAACCCCAGAACAACACGTAGAAGAAAAAATTGATTATTTAGGAAAAAATGCACATCATTATGGATTAGAACCTAATAAAAAATTGATTGATTATCTAAAATCTTATATAATGAATAATAAATTATGAAAATCCTCACATTAGAAAATAAAACATACGTACTAGAAAAGATACCAGAATATGTGGATGATAAATTAAGATTTGCAGTGTTAGATAATTCTAATCCTGCTGACCCAGATTACTTCTTTATACCATTGATATTCTTAGAATCATTCAATGCTCCGGCGGCGGTGTTACAGATTGGTCGGTATAAGATCAAGATGCCTCTAGATTGGAAGATGATCATAGGAGATCCGGAGCAAGGAGAATTACATGTGTTACCGTTGACTAGTTTAAATGACCGAGGATTCAATGCGTTTATGTTCAATCCTATTACAGATTCAAAACCTACTTTCGCTGAAGTAGATATTGTGGACATATATCAGGAAGTTAAATGGTACTTCCCTAAAGTTAAATCAGGACAAATATTGGCTGTACCTCTCACAGATGATGACAATCCCCCTTGTGCATATTTTGTCAAGGATATATCTAGACAATCAGAATTTCTAGAATATGGAGCAGTATGGTAAAAACAAAAGATAATGTGGTTCGTATGGAAGCTCCTGTTATCATAGTCCCAGATGAACAGGACAGAGAGATACCTGTATTGATGAATCGGCATTATATCGATTGGATAATGGACCATGCCAAAAAAAAGAAATTAAGCATACAAGGTTATCAATTGCGAGGTAAGAACATAGAAATAACTTTTAAGAATTCCAAACACGCATCTGTGTTTGCACTAACATGGAAAGAAGATGAGTGAAAAGAAAAAATTTTTTGAATTAAGAAATGGCATGAAAGCCATAGACTTTCGTAACAAAGATTACTATGATAGGATAGATGATCATGAGAGATCCTTATATAGTCCATACATGATCATGCGTTATGCTTCTGCTGTGTCGGGAGAAAGATTCTATCAAGAACATTATGTAGAAATGATCAATGAATTTGTTAATAAACATCTTTTTACATTAAGCGGCAAACACAAAAAACTTTGTTGGCAGTTGACTTCTATGTGTGGCGGATTAAAACAACAGTTTCATCCATGGATCAAACCTATGAAAAAAACTCCGAACAAATCTTTACAAACTTTAATGGACATTTATCCTAATACTAAACAGTCAGATTTAGAAACATTAGATAAGATCATAACCGACGGCGAACTAGAACAACTGCTAGAGGATCATGGAAAGCAATCTTAACACCTGTACATTCTGCGGCAAGAGTTTTACAAAAGAAAGAACTCTTCAAGTTCACGTGTGTGAACCCAAACGTCGACATTTACAAAAAAATGAAAAATGGGTGCAGAATGCTTTCTTAGTATTTCAAAAATTTTATCAAGTACATCAGAATAATGGAAAACCAAAAACTTACGAAGACTTTTGTAAGAGCGCATACTATAATGCTTTTGTAAAATTTGGCAGATACATCATGCATGTTAATCCTCTATATCCAGAGAAGTATGTGGACTATGTGGTACGCTCTAGAATTAAATTAGACAACTGGGCTAGAGATGATCTTTACGAGGCTTATCTCATAGACACACTTAAAACAGAACCAGTGGAAGCAGCTCTACAAAGAAGCATACAAACCATGATGGATTGGGCCGAGGAACAGAATGTACAATGGGCAGATTATTTTCGTTTGGTTAATACACCTCGAGCAGTGCAACACATACAAACTGGCAAATTATCTCCATGGTTAGTACTCGGTTGTTCAGCTGGTAAAAAAATGTTAAAATCATTCACAGACGAACAATTACAAATGGTACAGAGATTTATTAATCCAGAATTTTGGTCAAACAGATTTAAGACCAATATGGCAGATGCTCTATTTGTGCAAGAGACAGCACGGGAGGCGAAAATTGAGTAGTAAGATTGCAATAGAAGAGAGTATAGATGTTGCTGTGGGAGATTCAATCATAGTGATCAAAGAAGATGGGTCTATTGGTCAAGTGATACTGCCAGAAGTGAACAATCCCGCACAAGAGAGCAAAGGTTATAAATTAACACTAGACATATTAGAATTTATTGACAAAGAAAAAGGTTCATTGATAAGATCAGCAACCAATAGAAGGAAATACAACTAATGCCTGATGTAGATATAGATTTTGCAAATAGAGAACAAGCACTGAAACTTTTTAAACATGTGCCTGCCGCTATCATCAAGGACGACGATGTAGAGAAACATAAGACAGGTGTGTACTTTCAAGAGGTACCTGTGGATCCTATTAATAATTGTTGCAGTCTTGATTATAAGAAAGCAGAAGAGCGTGGTTATTTTAAAATAGATTTATTAAATGTAAACCTTTATGAAGTTATAAAAACTGAACAAGAATTAGTAGAGTTAATGTTGGAAGAGCCAGATTGGAACATGTTAAAAGATAAAAATGTTGTAGATCGGCTGTTTCATATCAACGGACATTTTGATATTGTATCTAAATTAGAACCAAAGAATATAGAACAGTTAGCAGCAGTATTAGCAATCATAAGACCGGCCAAAAGAAATCTTATGCACAAGTATTGGTCTGAAATATTGAAAGAAGTTTGGCAAAGACCCAAAGATGACAGTTATTTTTTTAAGAAATCACACGCTGTGGCCTACGCTCAAGCCATTGTAGTACAGATGAATCTCATACACAAGAATACATAGAAATCTTTCTTATAAATAGACTGTGATGAAAAAAATTATTGAATTTATAAGAAATCTTCCTGAGTATGTGATATTACCGATAGTTTGGTTGTTACTGGGTCCTGGCGCTGTGTTATTGTACCAAACTGTGTGGAATAACTCTGGATCACAAAAAGTTGCCTACATTGGTTTAGGACCGTTAGCACTTAGCACAGGATTAATCTGTGCTCTAGCACTATATATATATTACAAGGATCGAGACTGATGGGTGAACTTTTATTGATTTTGACAGTTGTGTGCATTACACTTTCAATTGCTGTCTTTGCTAAGACCATGGACGATAACAGATGGTCCAAACAAAAGAAAAAGAAAAAGAAAAATTAAACTGGTCGGCGCATCAACTGTATAGTTCTGCGTTTGATTCTTTTCTTGGATATATCATCTAATCTTACCACAGGACCATGTACAATTTTTATATCTTTGGTGGATAGTGTGACTATCGTGCTTCTAAAATAAACAAAATCTTTCTTAAGAAATATATTAATTGGTATTTTTCTGTTAGATTCCCACCACCAAGTTTCTCCCAATCTTAAAAACTTCATTTTATCAGCTGGTAACATAATCCTACCGTAATCATAGAAGCTCGTTACTTGATTATCTTGATTCTGTATTATGCCCACATATTCCAAATCACCTTTACGTATAAGCGATAAGAATGGGAATTTGGTCTTTAGGGTTTCAAAAATTTCATTCATAGTATATTCAATAAATACAGTGAGCAATGAACTATGCAAACTGTATCAAGGTATTTACTAAAGAACGTGGTAATTGTATACACAACTGGTTATCATGGAAGGAATCCAATGGTGTACGATAGACGATTAAAGCTGTACAAAGGAGTGTCAAACCCACTCTCTTTCACGTTTAAAAACGAAGATCAAAAAGCACAGGATATAGCATCTAGCAAATTTGAGTTTACTTTAGTTGACCCTGAAAATCAAAGATCTGCAATTTTTAAAGATTTAGAAGTACTGAACACTGTGCAAGCCACAGGAGCAGTGGTAAATGGGGATGGATCAACTGCAGCCGCAACTATAACAATAAGAATTCCTAATGCAAATATCACAGGATCTTTTATTATTGGTTATCAAATAAAAGGTACATCTTTAATAGGTCCTGTTATAATCAGCAATATTAGTAAAAGTTTAACTTCTGGGTATACTACATTAACAGTAACATTTGACACTCAAGCTGTTCCTTCAGAAACTGTATCTATTACAGCAGGACCAAGGGGTTCCGCAAACCTCACCATCACGGAAGGAGATCTGTTAGGACTTGATGCAAAATTTTACAACTATGCCATTAGAGAAGTAGACGCAGATGATTCCACTGTGAGGACAGTAACTTTTGCTGATGCTGCTTATAATGCAGCCGGCACTGTGGAAATATTAGATGGTGCTTATCCTGACATGATTGACAGTACCGCGATTGATTCTTTCACCAGTACCACGGGTCCGTTGACTTATACTAGCTCTGCCTATGAAGCAAACCCTGGGGCGAATAACAATGTAGCATTACATACCATAGCAATATATCAAAAATCTTTCGTGGGTACATTGAGAATACAAGGCACAATGGTTTCTACTCCGGGCGATGCTGATTATTTTGATATTGCTAATATTTCTTTTGTAAGTAACAGTGATCCAGTTACCTATTATAATTTCAACGGAGTTTACGAGAACGTGAGATTCAGTTGGGGTAATACTAGTGGTAATACCGGACGAGTTGACAAAATCCTCTATAGGCATTAAACTGTAAGAATGAATCTGATTCAGTCTACAATTCTGACATCATTACCAGCTGGCCGAAAAAAGACACCGTCAGGATGGATGAGTTTCAATGCTCCTTGTTGTGTGTATAATGGAGAATCCACAGATAAAAGGAAACGAGGAGGAGTAATGACTTCAGCGGATGGTACTTTAAGTTATCATTGTTTCAATTGTGGTTATACAGCATCTTATGTGATTGGTAGAAAATTATCTACCAAAATGAAAACACTCATGAGTTGGTTAGGTGTCGCTGAAGACACAATCAAAAAATTAGCTATAGAGGCCATGCGTCATGAGGAAGCTGATATTAAGTATGAGAAAAAGAAATTCGTCTCATTTCAAAAAAAAGAATTGCCAAAGAACAGTTTTAAATTGGAACATTGGTTAGAAAAATATGTTGCAGAAGATCTCACAATTGCACAGTATGAAAAAATAGATCAATTGTTAAATTATTTAAAGAAGAGAGGTATAGCACCCGAGTGGTATGATTTCTTTTATTCTCCGGATCAAACTGCTGATTTTCATCGCAGAGTGATTGTGCCATTCTATTGGCACGGTGAAATAGTAGGATACACAGGAAGATTATTTGACACTCGCAATAAAGAGATAAAATATTATACAGAAACACAGCCAGGATATGTGTTCAATATGGATGCCCAGGACTGGCAAAGAAAGTTTGTGTTGGTGATGGAGGGACCATTTGATGCCATAACATTGGGTGGTGTGGCCATACTAGGATCAGAGATCAACAATACACAGAGAGAGCTGATACAAGGATTAAACCGACAGGTAATTGTGGTTCCGGATCGAGATCAACCAGGACAAAAACTCATAGATCAAGCCAAAGAGTTTGGTTGGAGTGTGGCATTTCCACAATGGCACGAATCGGTTGTGGATGTGGCAGAAGCTGTGTTAAAATATGGTAGATTGTTCACATTACAATCAATACTTAAATCTACAGAATCCTCAGCATTGAAGATAGATTTAAGAAGGAAAATATATGGCTGATTACAGTTTTGATGTACAAAAATTATATTTAGAAATGCTGCTGGCAGATGCAGAATCATTTGCACGAGCACAGAATATTTTCGACAGCAATAGTTTTGATAGAAAACTACAACCTATTGCAAAGTTTATTAAAGATTACGTCGAACAATATAAAGTGTTACCAGAAGTAGAGCAAGTCAATGCTAAACATGATATTAAATTAAAAGCAGCAAAAGATCTAGATCCATCTCACTTTACATGGTTATTGGACGAGTTTGAAACATTCTCTAGACACAAGGCATTAGAGAAAGCCATATTAGAATCTGCAGATCTTTTGGAGCACGGTGATTATGCTCCAGTGGAAGATAAAATCAAGGCAGCAGTCAATATTGGATTGACTCGAGACATAGGTACAGATTATTTTGATGATCCTCGAGGTAGATTAGAGAGATTAAAAAATTCCAATGGGCAGGTTAGTACAGGATGGGTGAATATTGATAAAAAATTATTTGGCGGATTTAATCGTGGAGAGTTGAACATATTTGCAGGAGGCTCTGGAGCAGGTAAATCTTTGTTCTTACAAAATCTAGCAGTTAACTGGGCTAGTGCAGGATTGAACTGTTGTTATATCAGTTTTGAATTGAGTGAGATGTTGGTAGCGATGAGATTGGATGCAATGATTACTAATATACCCACAAGAAAGATATTCCCAGAAATTGATAATGTTGAAATGAAACTCAAAATGATTGCTAAAAAAGCAGGTGGTTTACAAATCAAATATCTACCATCAGGCAGCACTGTGCTAGATATTAAAACATACATAAAAGAATTAGAACTTAAAACTAAAAAGAAAATAGATTGTATATTGATTGACTATCTAGATCTAATGATGCCAAAGAGTAAAAAAGTATCACCAGCAGATCTGTTTATCAAAGACAAGTACGTGTCAGAAGAATTAAGAAATTTAGCTGTAGAATCAAAAATGTTAATGGCCACAGCATCGCAGTTGAATAGAGCATCTGTGGAAGAGATTGAATTTGATCACTCACACATAGCGGGTGGATTATCCAAAGTACAAACAGCAGACAACGTGTTTGGTATATTCACAAGTCGAGCAATGAAAGAACGTGGAAGATATCAAGTACAGTTTATGAAAACTAGAAGTTCCAGCGGTGTAGGACAGAAAGTGGATCTTGAATTTGATGTGGACACTCTAAGAATCAAAGATTTAATTGAAGAAGAAGGTCAACATCAATTTAAAAAACAAACATCCACTGTGTATGATTCATTGAAACAAAAGAGCAAAATTTCTGGAGAAAACACTCCTGCAGATGCACGACCAGAACCTGATCCTACTAGAGGCGATGAAATTGGTAAAGTTAGAGCCACTGTGGAAGGCAGTAAATTAAGACAACTGCTCAACGATCTACATTCAGACGAAGAACAATAAGCGCAGCGTCAGCGCATTTTTTAAAAATAAGCGACAGCGTAAGTTAGCGTGCAAAGGTTTTGACCCCGATTGTTTTTGGTAAAATTTAAATGGTAATTGTCACGCATTTGCACTTGACTAGTATTACAATTTAGAGTATAATTGCGAATCTTTACTTGGATATATCCAAGTAGGAAACAAGGAGAAAAATAATGAATAAAAAAACTATCGCTTTAGGCGTGTTGGTATCAATGACAATTGTATTGTCTATGATTTTTACTGATTCTGCCAAAGCTCAAACAACTGCTCCAACTGTTTCTATATACGGTAGACTAGATGCCGGTGCTCAGAGTTTTGACACTGGTTCAGAAACTGTAATTAGAGCTGGAGAGAGTGGCCTACTTCCTAGCATATTAGGATTCCGAGGCAGCTCACCGGACCTAGGCGGTATAAAATTCAACTTCCAATTGGAAGGTGGATTGAAACCCAACACTGCCCAAGTGGGTTCTACCACAACCACAGGAGCAATATTTGCTCGTGAAGCATGGGTAGGAATCAGCGGTGCAGCTGGAGAAGTTAGATTCGGTACAACCGATTTGACAGATGCTGCTGAGATTGATACTCTAGGTAGACAATTTGCCAAATTTGGTAACTTTGCTGTGAACGGATCTGCTATTGAAATTGGTGAAGACGTGAACAACGTGATGAAATATATTTCGCCAACTATCGGTGGATTCCAAGCACAAGTAGGTTACTCAGGTAACTCTGCATCAGCTACCACTGATACCACTGCAGCTATCAAAGGTGGATCATTGACCTATGCCAGCGGTCCATTAAAAGCAGGTGTGGGATATGCAGCGAAAGATGGTGCTTCAGAAGCGGCCAAAACTGATGCGAAGAGTATCGGTGTTGCCTACAATTTTGGAGTGGCGACTGTGGGTGCTGCTTACATCTACGGAGACAACTCCACAACATCGACAGTGAAATCCACTGCCAATATGTACTCGGTGAAACTGCCTTTGGACAATAATGGATTATCTGCTCACGCTGTTTATTCCACTGCCAAGGATGGTGCACAAACTTCTGCCAACGAGGGCAAAGGTTACACAATCGGGTTAACCAAAGAGCTTGCACCAGGTGCGGTATTGTACGGTGCTTACAGCTGGGTTGATAACGATGCAAATTCTGCCATGTACACCAACGGAATGTCGGCTCCAGCAGCAGGTAAAGATCCAAAACTTGCAATGGTCGGAGTAGTATACTCGTTCTAAAGAACGGTTTTAACATTGGGCGGAGGCAATTGACTTTTGCCCAATGTTGTTATATAATAAAATTTCAAAAGATAATTACAATATCAATGATGACTGAGCAGGAGATCCACAATGGGCATACACTACACATACAAATCACAGAGTGGCGAGCGAAACCTGCGCAAACAGCAGAAGCAAGAAGAGCTGCGTAGGCGCAGCGAGCATCGAAAACAATCTCGAGAAAAAACAGAACCCGCACCAGATGTTTACGTGGTGCCCGACAACGAAGTAGTAACACTGGATCATCTAACCAATCCGGATCTTAAAAAGTGATCAATCAAAGATTATTTGACTGGTATAATATAGATACTCAAAAAAATCTGTCTATTAAGACTCGATGCCCTAAACCGTTTGATACTCTGCTGATAGATAAATTTGGTTCTTGTTATCTTTGCGAGTGTACTTCTTGGTTGCCACAATCTGTAGGGAATCTACAATTACAAGAGATCGAGGATATATTACACAGCAATTCTGCAAAAATGTTGAGAGAATCCATTCGTGATGGCTCTTATCGATATTGCAATGACAAACAATGTTCTTGGTTATTGTACTCTAGAACCGGAGAAGTCTGGAACGAAGAACTGCCTGTAACAGAAATAAAAAATATAAAACTAGCCATCGATGATTCTTGCAATCTTCGTTGTCCTAGCTGTCGTAATAAACAGATATTTGTTACATCGGGCACACACTTTAAAGCAAGAATTAAAATCGTGAATAAAATAATAAAATTTTTAAAAACTCTTGATCATTCGGCACTGGTGCACATAGGATCAGATGGTGATCCATTTGCAAGTTTAGTTTATAGATATTTCATGAGAGAAGCAGCTGATATAAAGAATCTAAATTTTAGTTTTCAAACCAATGGACTGTTATTGAAACAGATGTATAATAGAACAAAAAAAATATGGGATAGAACAAAAAAGATCGGTGTGAGCATCGATGGCGCAACCAAAGAAACATATGAGAAATTACGTCTGGGGGGCTCTTATGAAAAAATATTAGAAAATCTTTCTTTTTTAAAAGAAAAGAAAAAAGAACACAATTTTAAATTTTATCTTCATTTTGTTGTACAAAAAGACAATTATCACGAAATGATAAAAATAATAGAGTTAGCAGAGAAATATGATGTTGATAACGTGTGTTTAAACAAAATTGAGGATTGGAATACTTACAAAAACTTTAAAGAAATAGATGTGACCGATGTAGAACACCAAGAACATCAAAAATACTTAGAAGAATTTAAAAAAGTTAAAAATAAAAGTAAAGAATTAAAAAAAGAAAAGAAAAACATGTTGATAGAAACTCCAACATTAAAAAAAAATATATATTTGGTTGAATAAAATTATATGAAAAAAGCAATAATAACAGCAGGTAGTGGTCCTAGTTACTCCAAATGGCGATACTGGCCCACTTGGACCAAACTCTTACCTTTGTATTTTAATTGTAAACACATCGATGTTTCGGCTCCAGCAGCGGGTAATCTTTATATCTGTCGATCGGTCATAAATCAATTGGAAAAAGTTCGACCAGACATTGTGCTAGTGCAATGGAATTTTGGCAAGTTTGATCTCTACGTGGAAAATCAAGAATTTATTGATATTGTTCTTAATAGCAAAAGCATAAGAAATTTTATAGTGGATCCAGCAAATAGCAAAACCACAAACGAAGCTGGTTATTGGTGCAGTAGCAATGATAATACCGTAGAATGGAAAAAATATTATAATGAAAAAATTAAAAGTAAAACAGGCACAGCAATGGATGATCTGCAGAATATGTTGACATTACAAAACCTGTGTTGTAAAAAAAATATCTATTATAGATTCTTTACACACTCTGATGTAGACCACGATTTTTTATCAACAAATAAAAATACAAAACCAATTTATAAAGAGATAGATTGGTCGTTGCAAGTGACTGATCAATCTTTGCAAGCAATAATTAGTGCTCACCCTTCCTCGATCTATAACGTAAGCACAGAGAGAGAATCAATTGTGCCTTGTGCTGATATACAATGGTTTTTGTTAGATAAAATTATATCTCCTATCCTATTAGACAAAGGTTACAAAAAAAATAAAAAATATTCATCATTAGAGTCTTTGTGTAAAAAATTTACCAAAGAAAGTTATGAAAAATATAAAAAAAACTGAGATGAATAAACTTATTTTTGTCTGTTATCAACACGGGTTTGGGGGAGAAAATCTATCTTATAGAATTTCTAATCATGCATTATGTGATAAATTGTTAGTTAAAACGGAAAAAGGCAGAACTGTTATTAAAAATGATCTATTCAATAAAATATTTTTAGGATTTAATAATAATTTTGAATATAATTTTCAAGATAAAGAAAAATTATGCAAGAAAGTTATAAAAGATTTTAAAAATAAAATAGATAATATTAAAAAATATAACATTGTTCCTTCTCATATTGATGCTATTATTTTAAAAAAATATTTTTTTAATTCTTATTTTATAATAATTAATCCTCCCGAAACAGAAGAACAACACCAAAAGTATCTTCAACATCTTTACGATAATTTTTGGTTATATAAAACAACAAGTCTAAAAGAATATATTGGAGAAATTTATTCTAAAATAGAAATATTTAAAAAAGAAAAAACAAAAAACGAAATTAAAAAATTAACAAAAGAGATTTTATCTAAATATAAAAATACATTGTCTTTTGGACAAATACAATGCGTAATAAATGATTTAGAACCTTCTATTAAAAATATGAAAAAACTATTTTTTTCTTTATATGATAACAAAGAATTTAAAGGTTACATTAAACTTAAAAATAATTTTAATATTTTAAATATACCTTACAAAGATGTAAAAAAATTTAGTATAGAAAATATTTTTCAATATTTTAAAATAACTTAATTTTGTAAAAAATTTAAAGGTTCTTTATAAAAACAAAAACTCATCTGTATTCTAGGAAATTGTGCTGATTCTCCTATTTCTACAGTATGTAATATGTCAGATCTTAGCACTATTGGATAAATGCATTCTACTCGATCTATCTCTTTTTTATCTTTATCAAACCAAACATTATAGGTATCTTTGGTATTGAGTACAGGAAAATTAATCTTTGCTACAACAGGTGGTGCATCCACATGTGGATGAGTTTTTATTTCATTATTATAGATGGTAAAGCTGGCTTCTCTAACTTTTAATTCTAATGTTTCAAACCACTGTGATAATGTTGTGCATTCTTTTAAACAATTAAACAGATCTTTTTTATTTAAAAAATTCCAAAATTTTAAATTATCTCTTTCTATTGGTCCGTTCTTTTTTGATAAAAATGAATATAGTTCTTGTGCTATTTGTTTTTGATCTGTACACTCTAGAACATGATAGGATTTCATGCCTGTATTTAAATAGTTTATCAAGGACTTATGAAAATTGCAATTACAGGACATACGGCAGGTATAGGACAAGCCTTTACCAAGATATTAGAATCTAGGGGTCATGAAATCGTTGGTATTAGTCGTCGCACCGGAGAAAATATTAGAAGAACAGAACATGTTGCTAATATGATAGAACCGTGTGACATGTTTATTAATAATGCACAAACGGCATATGCTCAAACAGAATTGCTCTATGCTGTTTGGGGTCGATGGCAAGGTATAGAAGGAAAATATATCTGGAATATTAGCACACAAATGACAGAACATCCGATAAACAGCCTGCCAGATGGACAGGATGATTTAATTATGTCTGCGTATCGTAATCAAAAAATTGCTCTAGAAGACGCTGCTCGACAATTAAGACATAAGAAAAAATGGCCTGTAATATCAATTATACGTCCGGGTAGTGTAGCAACTCAAGAAAATTTTTCTAACACTAATAAATGTGATGTAAACGAGTGGGCAAAATTAGTTATAGATACATTTACTAATAATAAAAAAATTTATATTAATGAAATTTCCTTGGTGCCAACTATTAAATCATTAGAACTTTAAAATGGATGCTAAAAGTATTATTAAAAATAAAAGTTTTTGTCCTTTGCCATGGACTGGATTTATTGTTCAACAAAATGGAGAAGTTAAAAATTGTGTTTTAGCAAAAGACGCTATAGGAAATGTTCAACAAGAAAATATTTTAGAAATAGTTAACGGTAAAAAAAATAAAGATATTAAACAAAAAATGCTGGCTGACCAGAAACCGGCAAGCTGTATTGGCTGTTACAAACTCGAAGAAAATAAAAACAGTTTTGATATTATAAGTCAACGCATATATTATTTAAAAGAACTTAAATCGGTAGTTCCTACTCTTTATGATTCCTTGGATAACTTTAATTTACACACTGTGGATCTGCGTTGGACCAACCAATGTAATCAGGCCTGTGTTTATTGTGGCCCCCACAATAGCACCATGTGGGCTAAAGAAATTGGTGGGGGTGAACTCATGTCTTATGACAGGAAAAAACATTTAAAAGATTATATTTTTTTAAATATTAAAAATTTTAAAAATGTATACCTTGCCGGGGGAGAACCCATGCTCATGAATGAGAATCAAGAATTTTTAGAACTTTTATTTAAAGAAAACCCAGATGTAGTTTTACGTGTGAATACCAATTTATCTACCATAGAAACAAAAGTAGCCGAGCTAGTAAAAAAATTTAAAAATGTACACTGGACTGTAAGCGTAGAATCTATCGGAGATGCCTATGAATATATCAGATATGGAGGATTTTGGGAAAAATTTTATAATAATTTGACGGAGATTAAAAAAATATCACAACATAAAATATCTTTTAATATGTTATATTTTATACTTAATCATGTTAAAATTTTTGATTGCATAGATTTTTTTAAAAATATGGGATTCCATGACAACTCTTTTATTATTGGGCCCGTTTACGAACCCAAATATTTAAATATTTTAAACTTGCCAGAATTAAAAATAAATCAATGTAAAAAAATATTGAAAGATAGAATAGAAAAAAAACCTGGTTATTTTTTAGAGAATAGCTATTCAAATCTTTTAAAATATTTAAATACTCCTTTCGAAAAAAAATTAGAAGATTCTTACAAAGGACTAGAATTATTAGACACAAGAAGAAAATTAGACAGTAAAAAAATATTTGGAGAGGTGTATGATTAAAGTCGCGGAATTATTGCCTGGTAAGTTTGTTTTTCCAATATTTAAAAATGGTCGGTCCAGTATAGAGATTTATTCAAAAGAAAAAAATATTAAATGGTTAATCAACGAGCAGCTCAAAAATATAGATATAATAACTGTGTTTTTACGAGAACCTGCAGAACGTTTTGTGTCTGGCGTACACAGTTTTATAGAGTTTGAGAAAAGAAAGAACAAAGATCTAGATTATAACACAATGTTGCACTGTATAGAGAATCATTCGATACACAACGAACATTTTATGCCACAATTTTTCTTCCTAAAAAATCTTACAAAATATTTTACTGGATTGGTGGATCTGCGAGGAGTGAGTGAACTCAAAGAATGGATCCCAAACAGAAATAAACCTGCAATACCAGACATAACCAACGAGCAACGAGAAAGAATATCCAAAATTAAATACGAAGATTTAAAATATGATGTTCTGCTGTTTGAGAGGCACATGTATAAGATTGCCGATACTTTTTATGTTAGCAAAAAAATAAACATAAGATCACTTGTTGCAGAGATTGAATATGCACTGCCCTAGGCTTGATCATTTCGCTAGAATAAATCACAATGGCAAGATTGGCAAGTGCGGCCATATGACTGGGGCCAAAGAATTTAATTCTTTTGATGAGATGCAGAGCAGCACATGGTTAAAAAATATAAAAAATAAAATGGAGGATCAGCAATGGCCTGCTGAATGTGTGCGTTGCCGAATGACTGAAGAGGCAACCAACACCAGCATACGTTTGGATATGATTGAGCGAGATAGAATATTAAGTGCAATTAAAAAAGACTATCTAATAGTTGGCGGGGTGCTAGATAATATCTGTAACAGTGCGTGTCAGACCTGTCATAGTGGACTTAGTACCAAAATAGGCAGCCTGTCTTCCAAAGATTATGAGAAGGTCAACAACTACGAAATATTTTTTACTTTTCCTCAAGATAGAATTTGCGAAGTGGACGTCAACGGCGGAGAACCTACCGCCAGTCCTAATTACAAAAAACTATTAAAAAATTTACCAGCTTCTGTAAAAATTGTTAGAATTAATACTAATGGTTCAAAAATTATTGGAGAGTTAGAAGAATTACTATCTCAAGGCATAAGAGTAATTGTTACCTTAAGTTTCGATGGTGTAGGCGATGTGCATGATTATGTAAGATGGCCTGTAGTTTGGAAAAACTTTGATAATAATGTAAAAAAATATATTGCATTACGAAAAGAATATTCTAATTTAAGATTAAATTTTTGGACTACTGTAAGCTCATTAAATGTAGGAGATTTAAAGAATATTGTTGATTATGCAACACAACAAAAAATAGATCATGCTTATGGTTTTTGTATTAGACCCAATGTGTTAGACATTAGGCACGAAAATAAATTTACTGTGATTGCAAAGGAAAAATTAATCAATACAAACAATAAACTATTAATTTCTATTGCCAATAAATGTTGTTCTTTTAAAAAAAATAATGATATAGAATTGAAAAAGTTTATTTCTTCTCAAGACAATTTAAGAAATATTGATTATAAAATATATTTTAACGAAGTTTTGCTTTGAAATTTCTTAAAAACAATTTAGCAAAAACTTGATGATGTTCTAATCCATAATGTATGCCATCTTTTGCAAAACTGTGTCTTGTAATAATTTCTTTGGCATCTCGAATATCCCATTCTGGCCAACAATTTTTTATTGTATAATTTTTTAAAACTTTTAAATTATTTTCTAATTTATAGTTTTCTTGTGCGAAACAATGAAACGTACTGGCTCCGTTTTTTTCTGCAAATTTTTCTAAAAAAAATACATTTTTTAAAAAATTATTTTGATCTGTATGATTGTTTTCCGTTTTTAATGATTCATTATCGCTGGTCAAACTTTGTGGGTACTCATCTAATCTTTCTCTTCGACTCCATGCAGGCCAACAAGCGATAATAATTTTTGGAAATATTGTTTTTTCTGTGCCATATAATATTCTAATCATCTGATCGGCACTGCTTCCCGGGCGTGCCAGATTCCACCATCTTAGAATTTTATTTGATTCTTTTGCAACTTGACTGACCCATATTTCATTTTCTTCTAATCCTTCTCCAAATGTGTGAGAGCAACCAAGCACCACAACATTTTTGCCACCGTTGGGCAATGGCCGAAATTCGGGGCAACGATATCCATATGAGTTAGTTTTATATCCTGCTACAGGATCAAATTTAGGTAAATCGTTGTCTGCATAATAACCGTGTTTCATATCAATATTTAAATGTTGGTGGAGGCGATCAGGATCGAACTGACTACCTCTTGACTGCCAGCCAAGCGCTCTACCAAGTGAGCTACGCCCCCTTCGTGTTGTGGTGCCCCCACCCTGTACTGACCAGGGATCTAATCCTTACCATGGATTTGTTATGCCATTTAACTATAGGGGCTTAAAACCCGTGCTCCACTAATTCGTGGATGCCTGTGTATAAAAAGTATACAGCAAGAATTGAAAATAGCCAACGGCTATATAGAAATATTTTTTGAACAGGCAACTTTTTAATTTGGTAGTCCGCAACCTTAATAGCTATTACCAAAATCACCAAACCCACCAAAATGCCCAAACCGATCAAACTAATAGTAGGGTGTTTAGCATATATGCCTGTTAAAAATAAGAGTACTTCTACACCTTCTCTAAAGATTATAAAGAATGATGCCATTCCTAATGCCCATATGCTGGTTTTGGGTAGGTCTTTTACGTGCTGTGCGGCGCCGTGACAATACCACGCTACCCAAGCCAATAAAGCACCAGTTAATATAGCGATTAAAGCTTCAAAGCGCTCTAAATTTGCGTCAGAACCCAGCCAAGCTATAGTTGAAGCACCCAATAATAGAGTGGCTAAAAAACCCACTATAACGCTGATCCACACGGCTCGTGTTTGAGCAGAATTACCATTGGTTGTGGCCAGTGCTAGTACCACAATTAACCATGTTTCGAATCCTTCTCGGAATATCACAAATGCGGAACTTAATAGTGGAGTCATTGTATTTTTTGATTTGTGATATTTATTGTACGGTGATTTTGTGGTTGTGTCAATTGGTTTTTCATAATATAATACTGTTAAATATTGCCTATGAAAAAAATATTAATTGTTGTATCTTTATTTTTAATTGTTGGCTGTGCTTCCACAGACACATCAAAGAAAGATGAACCTATCAGCCCAATTGGTGCTGTGGTTAAAGCTCTAGAAAAAATCGTTTTACCTAAATTTTAATCTTTGCTGTTCCACTTGTCCAGCATGCCCTGCAATGAGCTGCCGTGTAATTCTGCGGGATCTTGCTCCACACCGTGCTTCATGCCGTAACCGGAACTGCGGTTGCTGCGATGATGCAGTTTAGAATCGTACGTGGAACTACCATTAAAATTTTTATTCTTTTTAAATTTCTTTTTTTTATTAAACATTTCTTTCTTTTATTGTAACATAGGTTGTGACTCTGTCAAAGTCGTGTTATACTCTAGTATGAATGATATTTCCAAAGATGTTTCGCAAACCCTGGATGATATAAAGGACGACGAAGAGATTCGATTACAATACATTCAAACTATCAAAGACAAATTGAGGACTGTGTATGATCCCGAGTTGCCTATCAATATTTACGATCTTGGACTGGTATATGATATCAAAGTGACCAAAGATTTAGAATGTTATATTCTACACACCCTTACTTCGGCATTCTGCCCGGCGGCTGATATTATACCGGTAGACATACAACGTGCTGTAGAATCGATACCGGACATTAAAAAATGCATGGTAAGGATTACCATGTTCCCGCAATGGAGTCCTGAGAGCCTAGATCCTGAGATACGACAATTGATATTGGGTTGGTAGCATACTAAATATCGATACAAACAAACAAGGAGAACACATGTTAACTATAGCGTTCATTCTAGGTTTCGCTGCAGGCTGGTTTGTCAATGAAAAAGTTGAAAATCTCAGCGAAAAGTTAAATCCACTTAATTGGTTCAAGAAAAAATAAAGATCATTCTATTATCGGGGGAATTTGTTTCTCCCGATAACTCTTCAAAATAAAATTATTTCTTTAAGGTTTTAATGGCTGCTTTTATATTTTTGTTGCAGTCTTCTTCTTTGTTGTCTTTGTTATCGACCTCGGCCTGATCTCTTAATTTTTTACCTTCTTCTGTGGGTTGGATGATTTTAGTTTTGTCATCAAATTGTTTGATCAGTGCCGCACAAGTTACAGGAGCGCCCGGAGCTACCTGTGCAATAGCAACAGTTACTAACAACAAAGTTGCTGCAATCGAAATTAGTATGATTCTCATGATTAAAATTTAATTTTTTTATCGATGGTCTTTTTTTGTCCTAGTTTATATCCTAGTCCAAATGCCACGGCTACGAAAGCTGCCACTAACAATGTGTGCCAAAAGTAAAACATAAAACTATTTATGAAAAAATAATTAGAATTTATAACGAATTGAGCCTATGATTTGGCTGCCGTAATCTGTGTGTGCGCCTGTGTACACTGATGTTTTTTCTTTATCGTGCAGGTATAAACCAAATTCTAAACCTTTTCTTTTATCGGGTCTTTTGTCTTTGTCATCTTGTGTCATTATTTGATAAACAAGACCATAGTAATTGCCGGTGTAACCCAAATCATCGTGTTCGGTTCTGTGTGCTGTGAAATATAGGTTTTCATTGAAACTGTATAACCCGCCAATATCAAATCTTTTTTTACCCGCTAATCCTGTGTCTTTGTCGTCCCATAATTCGATCCCCCAAATAGCAGGAATGCCAAAACGATACAATTCGCCTCCAACTGATATTCCTTCTTGATGTTTTGCTTTGGTATATGTGGATGATACCGGTGAATCAATTCTCATATACGATAGGTCTGCCAATCCAAATGCACTCACAGTGATTGATGAATAGATCGTATTTGTATTATTATCGTATCCTAACACTGCTCCATATGGCATATTTTTCTTTAAACGATATGAATCAAAATCAAAATCGTCGTCCCATTGAAATCCACCTAGAGCTAAAACTATTTTTTCGTTGCTGTCAATTCTTGAATTGTTCTGCGTGATAATAATTGGTGCTCCTATCTTGGGAGTTTTTGCAAATCCTAATCTTTGTGCTTCGGTTTCACCTAGATACAATCTCCAGTAATCAGCACCAATGCCCAATTGTTTTTCAACCAGTGTATTGTTTAAGCTGGTATCTTTAGAATAGTGCGTGTCATATAACGCCGATCCTCCAATCCAGTTTACATATTTGTTATCTAGAGTCTGACGGATTCCTATCTGTATTTCTGCTCGAGAATCAACCCCCGAATCGTAGGTTCTATCATCATAGTATGCTTCTATGTTCCCATTTACAAAAAATCCTGTGGGCAATTCGATTTTATTAGATTCTAGTTTTGATATTCTTTTTTCTAAGTCGGCAATCTTTTTTTCGTCCGCTTGTGCAATCGCAGACAATAACAACATTACCAATAATATTTTTTTCATTAATGTATTATACTTTAGGAAATAGATTGTCCGCAAGAAATACTTTAACGTCATCTTCTGGTAATCCCAAAGACAGCATGGCTCGAGGCACATGTGGATTTTGTTGCTGTTGCTCACAATAATAATTCTGTCCTTGTTTTATTTCTTCCGATTGATCATCGCCATTATAATTTGGTAATTGTTTTAGATAGTGTTTTAAAGTATATTCTGACATACCACAGATCTGATCCAGCTCTTTTTCTTCTTGTATGTTACCCGCCGCTATCATTCCATCGCTGAATATGTTTTTGGCCCACTGGGGCAGTTCTCTTTCTTTGTTGGGTTTGTAAGATTTGGTGTTGTCAATAAACCATTGAGTCAAAGGATGGTCTTTTCTTTTCAGTGAAGATATATCGTGGAATGCTCCAGTAACCTTATTCTGTCCTGACACAATGTCAAATCCATAGATTGGGCCACCGTTGTTCAATACTGGAAACATGCACACATGTATTATCCACAGTTTTTTACTCTCACGTGCATCTACCACTTCCACATGAGCTCTCCTTAAGGAATTGTTTCTCCAGGTACGATTGGTCCAGCCATATTTGCTATTATTAAATCTTTCCATGCCCGGTTCATGATACTCCTCGCAATGTTGATTCAATATGTCAACAATATTATCTTTGCATTGTATAAGTTTTTCCCAAATCATGCATCTCCTTGAATAGTTCCGTGGCATACCCAAAACAAATCTTTGCTTCAGCGATTACAGCGTCGGTATCTGTTGACATATAACTGTTGATTGTTTCTCTGATCGTTTGTATTAATTCTATGGCAGTATCAAACTCCAGGCAGGTATTAGCGCCGGGTGTTTTTGTTTTTATCATCTGTCCTCCGTATAGGTCCCCTAGATATCTTACATATACATGAGCAAATAATTTTGCCGGTTCTCTTCTAATATTATCAATGTGTTCAATGTATCTCTTTGTGCTGTCTGTTATTTCTGGTTGGGGAGTAATACGCACCCAAAGACCTTGGCAATCGTTGGCTAATTTTTCTGCTCTTGCTATGCCCGGCAAGCGATCTAATAATCCTTGATATCCTGCCCATTTTTCTAGAGCACCATAACAGTGTGATTGATTGTAGAGGAACGTGGCATATAATTTTGGATGTATTTCTCCGGACATCAACGTCTTTACAAACTCTTGTTGCTCGGCTCGGCGATGCTGCTCTTTGGTTGCTTCTTTTATGTTTATATTATTCATAAATCCATCCGTGATTTTTTATTTTATGTATCCATGTAAAAATAGGCGTAGAATAGGTTAATCTCCATTGTCCATTCCATCCTAGATATGTTATTGGAGTAAGAACAGAATTTAATTCTTTACCTAATTTTTTTTGTTGAGTTGCCCACGGTTCTGGATAATTAGGTTGATATATTCCTTGCCAAACAAATTTTTCGCTCTCAATATTGTTAAAAATAATTTTATCTATCTTTACGGCCTTGTCTTTCTCATCCACGGTATCGGAGTTTTTTTTATTTAAAAATTCTACTATTATATCGTAGTTTCCAGCTGATAGATATTCTTCATAAGAATAAACTTTACTTTCTTTTATCTCTTCCTTAAAAAAAATATCTTTAGAAAATCGTATTACACATATTGGTGGTTCTTTGTGCCAGATCGGCGTAACATGTAATTTTATTTCTGTTCTATATTTTTTAATATCCATTTTTAACAAATATATCTTTTAATTCTGGAAAAAGGTCTGTGGCATTATACCCATATACTTTATCCCAGCGTTTGCAATGTTCTACCATTTTAATTAACTCTTCGGTATGGTTATTAGGAGTAGGGGAATTTAATAAACCAATTGCTTGATTAATAGCCATTTTAATTATTTTTTTATATTGCTGAGGATCACTCTCATTAAAATCTGATACAATATCTAGTGATTCTAAATCATACTTTTTTAATAGATTATAATATTTTTTTAAATATTCTTTCTTTATATCTATAGGTAATACTGAAATATTTAAAAAAGTTGGCCTATAAACTGGGTTTGATTTTATTGTTAGTTTTTGTTCTAAACAATATTCTATTAAGGTGTTATAATTTCCAATAGTCAAAGCACTCGGGGCTGGTCTTATAGTTACTGAAATTCTCTCGTTGTCACAATGTTCTCTATATTTTTCTATGTTTGCCAATACTTCTTTTGTATCTGTTCCTTGTCTAACATATCCGTTGTGTTGTGTAATTGTTTCTATGCTAACTTCTATTCCAACACGTTGAAAAAGTTTTAATTTTTTAATTAATTCTAAATCAAATGTTGTGCCGTTTGTAACAAAACTAAAATTAAGATCAAATCTTTTATGTTCTATCATAAAATTTAAAAAATCGTGAAATCTTTTTGTTAGTATTGTTTCTCCTCCCATGAAATGTACATTTTGTAATTTCATTTTTAATAATTCTTGTAAAAATTTGTCCCACACTTCTTTGTTTTGTGTCCAGTCAGATCCTACATATTTTTTATCTTCTTCATTTCCCCACTTTACATTTTGAGCAGCAATCTTACTGCTAGCCTGCGAGTTGCACATTTTGCAGGCCAAATTACAAAAATTTCCAAGATCTACATGTAGATCCATAGGCAGCGTTTGTGTTTCTCCTTGATTATTTTTGCTGTATAAAAAATTATCGTAATGTGGACTTTGTCTTATACTATCTTCAAATGCTGATTTTGTGAATATTACACTTTTTTGGTTACTTTTATGTCGGCGGCTTGTTACGCCTACCGCTTCGTCTTGCATACATCTATTACATAATGAAAGTTTTTTATCGTTCCATATATCCATCCTCATTCTCTTAACAGGTTTACTATTAAACCACTCTGCTATGGACATGTTAGAAATATTATATTTTTCTTTTTGTTCTGTGTTATACAAGCGATGATATTCTTGGCAGCAAATTCCCAAACCTCCATCCCAATAGATATGTAATTCATACCATGGGGTATTACAAAATATTTTTTTATTAGGTAAAGGCATTTAATGCCTATTTATTATCCGTTTCTCTGCTAGTGACAACTTTGTCGGCTAATCCATATGCTACTGCTTGTTCTGCAGTCATAAAGTTGTCTCTCTCCATGTCGGCTCGTAGTTTTTCTAAAGTTTGTCCGGTATGTTTTTCATAAACTCGAGTTAGCTCGTCTTTCCAACGAAGTAATTCGTTTGCTTGAATTTGCACATCTGTGGCTTGACCTGATGCTCCGCCTAGTGGTTGGTGTATCATGTGTCGAGCGTGTGGCAGTATCAATCTCTTGCCTTTGGTTCCTGCTGATGCTAACAATGATCCCATTGAGCATGCTTGTCCCATAACGATGGTTTGTACGTCACATTTGATATACTGCATAGTATCGTAGATGGCCATGCCTGCTGTGACTAGCCCACCGGGCGAATTAATGTAGATGGTTATGTCTCTCTCGGGTGCTTGTGATTCACAAAATAACAGTTGAGCACAGATCACAGAAGCGGAGTGCTCTTCGATTGGTCCTTCCAGCACAATGATTCTATCTTTTAACAGTCGACTGAATATGTCGTAACTGCGCTCACCTTTAGATGTTTGTTCTATTACTACTGGTATTAGTGGCATATGTGAATAATTTTAACATGATAACATAAAACTGTCAATTGTCAAATTCAAGATAAATTATCCAGGGTTTGTATCCATTCGGGGTGTTTAAGAATATAAGATTTCATTGATTCTGTAAAATATACATTACTTTCTAAAGGAACAAATTCTATTTTTGTTCTCTTAAATTTTGCTTTCCAATGAAATAGACTATTTGCTTTTTTCTTTTCCCACATGTCTTTTTTGGCGCAATCTTTTGACCACTGGTATCCTTCTATAGATCCGTCCAACTTCTGTTCAAATGTTTTTCGATCTCCCATCCATGTTAGATGTATTCCCCCTTGTCTTATCGTGGTGTCGCTCAGCGGGTTTTTTTTATCTGCAAACACTTTTTGTGGTCTTCTGTGCATCACTGAATTGGTATAATTTTTTTTTAATACCACTGCTGTTGCTTTTTGTGGAGCCCTATGTTTTATATTGGCATAACACCAATAACATTGCATTTCGAATAATATTTCTCGAGTAACGTTATGAATGTTTGTTTCGATCCATTTCCAATCTTCGGGTAATAGGAATTCATCCAAATCACTCATTATTATTAAATCTTCTGATTTTAAATTAAATTGTTTAATTGGCCATTCTCTTTGTGCATGTTCTGTGGGCCATCCAGCTTCCAATCCTGAAGCATCAAATTTAAGATATGTTATTTTATTATGCCACTGTTTATACCTATCCCATTGGGATTCTAATCTATAAGGTTTGTCTATTTGATTATAAGTTTTGTTGGCTTCAGTTATGATAAAATGATCCACGTAAGAGTTGTGTTCTTGTAATTTAAGTTCTAACATATCAAACTCGTTGTAAAAACTAAAAAATTCGTAGTTCATATTAGGTTCCTAAAATTTTTTGGATCTGTCCAGTCTTTTTGTTTTGAAATTATTTTTAATCGTGCAGTAACTATATCTGTGTTTTTTTTATAATTGGCTATTTTAAGACAATCGTTATAGAACGTATCAAAACTATTCTTAAATTTTTTTATATCGTTGTTTTGTGTTTCATTGTTATTTTGCTCTTTCCTATTGTGTATAATCTGGGCAGAAGAATTTAATAAAGTATCGGTAACAATTGCTAACCTTATCACATAAGAATCAACACAATAATGGACGTAACCCGGGGGTACAAACCATCCTAATAATTCTCTCCATTTTTGTGTTATAGCATAATGTGGTGCTGGCAATTTTTTTTCTGATATGTCTAACTGCGTACCGTTTGGTTTAAAATTTATACAATTAATCATTTGCACTTCTTCTGTGGGAACTATTTTTTTATCCCATCCTTGCAGATAGAATTCTACATCATCACCCAATAGCATGTGTGTTCCTTCTTTGACATGTTCGCTCAACTGTTGCCATGCTTTTGTTGTGTTATCTTTTTTTATTTTTATATAATTTTTATATCTTAGATCTATCAATGTTTTTTCTGTTTCATCATCTTGCACAGCATACCAAAGTGTAGAATTTTTAGAATATTTTTTGTGTTTTTCTATTTGTGATGAAACTCGAGCAGCGTTGTTTAATGTTGCACATAAAAGATGTAAGGACATATTATTAATTATTGTGTATTTAATTTTACAGAAATAAGTTTAATTCTTTCATGTAATTGTATAAACGCAAATGAGCTTCTCTGTTTGGATGCAATCCGTCGGGCCAAAATAATAAATGTTCTTGTGTTGTTTTTTGATCTCTTGCTCTAAATATGTGTTTTTCTACTAATCGTTCTTGTTCCTCAAAATCATTTAATAACTCTAGATCGGGTTTCTGATATTTCCACCATCTGCCCAAAGGATCCATGGTTTTTATATTTGGTAGTAACCAAGTTTGTAAATTTGCTATTATAACTTTAAGATTTGGATAATCTTTTATCTGTTCTGTTACTATAGGGCTGCATCCCCCCAGGCAATAAATTTCTATTCCTAATTCTTGTAATTTTTGATATTGAAATCTATCTAATTTTTCTCGTTGTTGTTTTAGTCCTTCTCGAGAATTGGACATCTCTGTTTGATCGATATCTCTCAAAGGATCTGTATGAAACCATATAATTTTATTAAATTCTTTTAATTTTTTACCCAACAGTCTTATTCGATCCACTTGGGCACTGTTAGAAGACGAACCCTGACCAACCAGTGTTACTGTATGTCCATCTTCTCTAAGATACTGTGATAGTCCCCCGTGACGCACTCCTTGTATGCCTTGATAATATGATTGTCCTGGCAGAGGATCTCCCCATTCGCCACAACTCCAACTATCTCCAGCAATTAAAATATTCATACATCTATTTACAACACTTTGTTTCTATAAATATTTCTAGATGATCTTAGAGCACTTGCCCATACCATATGGTAAACACAGTAGGATAGATGTTATTAATACGCTGGCTAAACGTATTAATGCTGTTTCTTATTTGGAAATTGGTTGCAACAATAATGAATGTTTCGATCATATTAATATTTTTAAAAAAGTTGGTGTGGATCCTCGTCGTGGAGGCACTCTAAGAATGACCAGTGACGAATATTTTTCTAGGTATAATGATAAATTTGATATTATATTTGTGGATGGGCTGCATCATTATGAGCAGATTGTTAAAGATATTAATAACAGCCTTAAGGTACTGAACGATCATGGATTTATTATTATACACGATTTACTACCTTTTAGAGAAGCGGCGGCCACCACAAGGAGGAAGAAAACCACATCGGAATGGAATGGAGATGTGTGGAGAGTTTCGTTTGACCTTGTGTCGAGAAACGACATTACTTTTCGTTTAGTTTGTTCTGATTTTGGTTGCGGAATAATTTCTAAAGAGACAAATACTTCCCCTCGTTCTCACTCCTGTGATGGCACTTGGGATTTTTATAAAAATAATTGGAATAAATTACCTTTAATAACCTTCGAAGAAATTTAATTTTTTTTAAGCACAGCACAATGATCGTGCCATTGACTGCGTGTATCTATGTGTGTCTCTAATAATTCTAAATTAGCCCAACGTGCTAGAGCTGCCCAGCTATCTGGATAAAACCTCCAACAATCCACAGGATGTCTATGCACGCCACCCTTCATGGGCACTATCATAAACATTAATCCCCCAGGGCGCAGTACCCTGGTAAGTTCTCGCATTGTTTCCCAAAACCACTCTACGTGCTCTAGGGTCTGTCCTGATATCACAAGATCTTGACTATTATCCGATAGTGGTATGACATAAGGATCTGTCATCACTAGGTCCACATTTGGTCCTGCTCGCATGTCTACTCCTATATATTCTATTTTTATATTTTTGAAAAGATTTCTGTAGCTGTCATGTCCTGTCTCTGTGTAGGAACCCAATTCTATAACTTGTAATACTTTGTCTCTGGGCAACTTATTTTTATTTTCATAAATCATGCGTTGCATATTCTCTATACTAGTTGCATGCATCTTTGTTTCCTTTGATTATTTGTTCTGCTATCCATTTGTATGTGATATCTATGCCTTTTTCAAGATCTTCGTTTGGGCTCCATCCCATCGCTTTTTTAATCAGATTGTTGTCGCTGCATCTTCCCATAACGCCAACTGGTCCTTCTATATTTTTTATTTCTATATTTTTTCTAGCTCGGTTGGCTATTAAACTCGCAAGACCGTTGATGCTTATTAATCTTTCACTGCCTAGGTTCAGTGGTTTGTTATATTCGCTGGCCATTATTCTATGTATGCCTTCTATGCATTCATCTATGAATAAGAAACTTCTTGTTTGTGTGCCTGGTCCCCATACTTCTACGATTCCGTTGCTCTCTGCAACCTTCCTGCATAGAGCGGCAGGGGCTTTTTCTTTGCCATTGTTCCAAGAACCTAGTGGTCCAAACACATTGTGTAATCTTGCTATCCTTGCTCGAATTCCGTGATTTCTAGCAAATGTTGTATAGAGTCGCTCGCTGAATAATTTTTCCCAACCGTACTCGCTGTCTGGTTTTGCAGGATACACACTGTCTTCACTGCATAGAGGATTATTGGGGTCCAATTGATTGTATTCAGGATACACACAAGCACTGCTGGTGTATAGAATACGTTTAACGTTTTTATTCACCATTTCTTGTGCTACGTTAAGATTGATTAATAAAGAGTTGTGCATTACCTCTGCGTCATTGTCTCCTGTGTTGATATATCCCGCACCTCCCATATCGGCGGCCAATTGGTATATTTCATAGACGTCGGTTGTGATTAGTTTGCTCACAGATTCTTGTGAACGTAAATCTAATAGATGGAATTCGTCTGCATCGGTGGTACTATATTCTGGTTTTTTAATATCTGCACCAATGACATAGTGTCCTAATTTTTTTAAACTGGTCACTAGGTGTGTTCCGATAAATCCACCAGCTCCACAAACCAATATTTTTTTCATTGCCTTTTTCTTTTTACTATTGTAAAAATAATTATGATTAAAGACGCAATAAGCAGACTCAATGATATTGGTTTAATAAAAAATAAAGAAAAATCTCCCCCGGTAATTTGTAATGCTCTACGAAGATATTCTTCCATATATGGTCCAATGATCAATCCTAACAAGACTGGAGTAGTATCAAAATTTAATACTTTTAAAAAGTATCCTAACACTCCAAATATCGCAACCACAAAGATATCAAATGTACTATTATTCACACTGTACGCTCCCATCATGATGAAGATGAGTATCGCTGGAAAAAGATATTGATATGGTATTTTTAAAATTTTAATCCACAGTTTGATCAGAGGCAAATTCAACAAGAGGAGCATTATATTACCAATAAAAAAACTAGCTATCAATCCCCAATACAAAGTTGGATGTGTTGTGATTAGATTAGGGCCGGGAGTAATTCCGTGTAAAACCAGGGCGGCTAATATCAGAGGCATGGCAGTATCTCCTGGCAATCCCAACAACATAGTAGGCACTAATTCTGTTTGGGCTCCAGAATTGTTTGCTGCTTCCGGACCGGCAACTCCTCGTATTTCTCCTTTCCCAAATTTTTTATTTTTACGACCTATTGCTTTTTCTAAGAGATAACTCATAAACCCGGCCACCGCCGGACCTGTTCCTGGCAACGGTCCAAAAAAACCTCCCACAGCGCTTCCACGTAACGCCGATGGAAGGAATTCTTTGTACTCTTTTTTGTTTGGATAAATTCTCGAAAGCTCTTGAATTTTAACATTTGAGTTAATATTTGTAACACGTTGAATTATTTCAGGCAATCCTATTAGACCCATCGCTACTAGAATCATATTAATTCCATCCGCAAGTTCTAAAAAACCAAATGTAAATCTCGGAGTTGATGTGTTGAGATCCATACCTATGATGCCGATCAAAACTCCTAACATCACCATAGCAATATTACGAACTATATCTTTGTTGATAGAGAGGCAGCACACCGCGATCAAACCAAGAAGCATCAAAGAAAAATATTCCGCTGGACCAAATTGGAATGCAAGGTTTGCCAGATAAGGCGAAATAAAAATTATTAATAATATACCAAAAAACCCTCCTATGACCGAAGATATGGCCGAGACTGATAGTGCTATGCCGGCGCGACCTTGCTTACACATAGGATATCCGTCGATGCAGGTTACCGCATTTCCGGGGGTGCCGGGTATGTTCATTAATATAGAAGCAGTGCTACCTCCGTATTGTGTACCATAATATACACTGGCTAAAAATATCATCGCAGTGGTTACTTCCATATGATATGTCGCGGGCAACAGTAAACTCAGAGCAGTAATTGGTCCTATTCCGGGGAGAACTCCTACTAATGTGCCCAAAAAAGATCCTGCAAAGCACCAGAATAAATTTTTAATCGATAAGGCCGTATCGAAACCGATAGATAAAGAATTCAATAAGTCCATATTAAAATATAATTGGTAATAGATTTATATTCAAGTTTAAAATAAGAGAAAATAAAATAACAGTAATCAGAGTAAAAAATAAAGATAATGTTATTCTTGATTTTATTTTTTGTCCTGACCATAAGAAAGAATTTATAAAGACAAAAAGAAAAATAGATAAAATTAATCCAAAATAATTTACAGTAAAAGCAAACAAAGGCATTGTGAGCACAATTAAAAAAAAACTTTTAATTTTAGTGTTTGGAAATGTGCTGAATGTGTAATTTTTTTTATTTTTTGAAATGCCCAATAAAATTCCTAAACAAAGCAGAAAAGCTCCCACGATCATAGGATACCACCCGGGCCCAATCTTTTGTAGAGTGCCAATTCGAAAATTATAAAAAGAGTAAATTACAACCAGACTGCCGGTTATTGATAAAAATATCCCAGCAATCCGATTGTTAGTCATTTTACAAAAAGCAGTTCTTTTATTGGCTCGATTTTATAACCGATATCACTGCTAGTTCGGAATCTTTTTCGAACTTTTTGATATAGGCTAATTGTGTTTTTGGATCTAACAATTTTTCGTCTAAAAAGAAAAATTGTTTTTCAAAGTTAGCTTTCACCTCTGCCGCTTGTAGAGCTTTGGAGAATTCTTTTCTGTACCACTCTACTACTTCTGGTTTTGCGTTAGCTGGCAATGTAAGTCCAAATGCAATAGGAACGTCAATTCCGGGCACTACAGAAGAAAAGGTCGACACCTGGGGTAGGTCCGCAATCTTATTAGCACTAGACGAACCAATTATTTTAATTTGTCCTGCTTGATGGAAAGATCTGGCCACAGCCAACGGTAGTACTCCAAATCTCACCTGTTTTCCTATAATATCTGGTACGGTTTGTGCTGGTCCTTTGTATTCCACTCGAGTAAAAAATTTATTTTTTTCATCAAGATTAATACGAGATGCTAGAACCTCAAATGCGAGACGTCCTCCACCACCTGAGTGTCCCAGTGTGGTTCTTTCGGTTAATAGAACATTTATGAGTTGTTGCATGTTGTTCACGGGGTCGGACGGGTGAGCGATAATCACAGCCGGAGAATATCCCAATTGTAGAACATGAGTAAAACTGTCAACCGTGTAGGGTTTTCTCTTTTGATAGTCTTCTGAAGTCTTGTCCATGGCAGCCAACCCACCGATAGAAAGCACGGCAATGTGTTGACCGTCGGCTGGTTGAGATTTAAACAGCTCGGTACCCACAGCTCCACCGGCTCCGGGTTTTGATATTATGTTGAACTTGACCCCGGTATTATTTTCCACAGTGCCTGCAACTGCTCTGAAAATCATCTCGTTGCCGGCTCCAGAAGGAAAAGGTATAATCACATCAATCGTGCTGCCTTTTTTTGGTTCCCATGCTATTGCCTGAGAAGAAAAGAATGCAAAAAAGATGATAATGATTAATTGTTTTATTTTATATTTCATATATTTTTCCTTTTTTAGATTTTTATATTATACTAATATAACATTTATTATAGCAATAATTCTATCTATTCTTTGACAAGATTGGTAAATTTTACCTATACTATAAGATAAATCTTACGTGGGATCATCTAATGCTTTACAGATTTTTTGGTTGTTATTGCACCATTCTATCAATTCATAATGTGTAATCATACTATAACATGGAATTTGATCAATCATTCTTTCATGAACTCCCTTGGGTAATGGATCTAATATTCGATCAGCTATTACCATTATTGCTTTTGGCTTAGCATTTTTCATGCGACAAATATCTACCAATTCTCTAACGGTGTTCCCCGAATTGACCATCTCGTCGTGTATGAGAACATTACCTTCTAATGTTCCTACCATGTTTTTGTCTTTTTTTGGATGGCTGGACCAAAATAAACTCTCATATGGGGCACGTGCTTTACATTGAATGCACAAAAAATCTGAATCTGTTTTATCCTCAAGTTTTACCCGAAAGTCTCTTCTGCCTACCGCTAGATTAATTTGTCGATTATACTTTTTATCTAGCCATAGAGCAGTGCTGAAACCAGTGAACATACCGCAATAGAGTGAGCAAAACATCGAGTCAAAACGAACCCCTTGTTCCTTTTCAATAGAGATTACCTTATCAGCCAATAGTTCGCCTAGGCTGTTCATATGTAGAGTAGAACTTGCTCCTTCTGCTCTTATGTCAAATGGTATTGGATCTCCCCACTTTGTTGTACTATTATCTCGAAATTTTAAAACTTGATTTTTTAATAACCATTTGATTCTATCCGTTACGTATTGATCTTCATATTTTGCTAATTTGAAAAGTTTATCTAGATTCTTAAACATAGTATCTATTAAGATGTTTTGGTAGTGCCATTAATATTTGATCGATGTCTTTGTCTAAACGAAGAATCGATCCGTCCTCTGCAATGGCTGCGATAGCACCGCCGATTCCTTGATATTTTCTATAAACATCACTGTAGCCTTTTTGTTTAAAATAATAATAATAAATATTTTTATCCAATTGAAAAATATAATCTTTTGCTGGACGTTTGTATTCATAGATGTCTTTTCCAATTTTTTCTTCGGAGGTGGTCGACAATGCCCATTGTTGATAATCTAGAGTATCATACCATATAAAATAATTAGATAAAAAATTTTTATAAGTCATATTTGAAATCTCAAAGGTTCTTAATTTCACCATTCCCCAATAAAAATTAAACCAGCTCCAGAGAGACCAATCACACAGAGTTGAAATAGGAAGGTCTACAGATTCGATATTTTGCCGCAGAGAATCGTACCACCAGCTGGCTGCCTCCGAGGACAGGCTGTATAGATTTTTATAAAATTTAATTAAGACATCCGGGCTTTTTTTTGGGTTGATGTCACTGATGCCCTGTCTTATAATCTGATATGATTCTTTGGTTCTAAAAATTTGATCGCTAAGGTTCCCGTCAATGATGATAGAATCTTTTGGTTTTGTTGTTTCGAAAAGATCACGATAATCTGCACTGAATAACTTGCTATCGATGATTTTAAAATTGGGTTTTATAAATTTAAAGAAAAAAACAGGATTATCAAATATCGAATCGGGATTGCAGGCAATATGAATGTGTTCTCTATCGGCTACTGGTATGTTCTTTAATATGGCAGATACTATTACTGTGCTGTCTGTCCCTCCGCTCCACAAAACATACCACGGTTTATTTTTGTGAGATTTATATAATGATGCGCATCTTTCGTCTGTGACGTCAGAAAAAGATTTTTTATAATTTTTATTTTTAACTGGCATGTGAAGATCAAACATGTCTATTATTTTTTTATTATCCCATGGTCCTATGTTTTTGCCTGCTCTGACCACAAATCCTCCATGATTTTTCATTATGAATTTTTTCCTGCATTCAATATAACTTTTCCAATCATAATTGCTAGTCTTAAAAATATTTTCTTCGATCCATTGTTCACAAGAAATTTTTGGATCATATCTGTTAAAATAATTCTTTTCCAACAACCAGCTCTCGGTATTAAAGGCTATTTCGATATTCTTCATATATTCTTAAAATTTTTTTATTGTCTTTTAATAATTTAAAAATTTTATTGTGTATCTTGGTAATCTCGTTTTCGAGGTACAAGATTTTTTCGCATTCTTTCACGCACTTTTGTAATTCGTCGTCGTATATGCTGACTATTTCGAAATGATCTTTAATGAACAATGCTCCTTGGTTAGTTTCTAGCAAATTAAAAAAATCGGTCCATTTTATTATGCAATCTAGTAGTTTCCTGGTTTCTTGTAATAGGGTCATGGATTTATCGTTTAAGTTTGCTTTTATTAATTCGTCCGTGTTAAAAATTTGAGACAATTGTAATTTCTTTTCATATAAAGGATCGGCAAATTGGAATTGTTCTGCAGCATTAAAGGTCCACCCGGACCAATCTGTTGAACTTCCGATAATATCTATATTTTTTGCAGACAATATGTCACAGCAAACAATAGTCATTCGCGAAGAAAACAAAAAAGGAATCTTGTTCGCTGTTAAAATGTTTTTTGTTGTTGTTATGAAACAATTTAATAATGGTTGGTAAAAACCTATGCAATAATCGTTTTGTTTGCTGTTACTCATATAAAATAATCGCAAATCTTTAATTCCGGCATATATGGGCTCTCTGTTATTGTATTATTTTTGTAATATTTTTTATCTTCTTCAAAAAAAAGAAAGATATGTAACATTTGATGTTGTTGATTACCAAGCATTGCAAAAATATTTATTCAAAAATTTTTTCATATAAATATTTTCAAATCAATGACATTGCATAATTTTTATCGATCTTCACCCCACCAGGTGTAAGTCTCGCCGTGTTTCTTCATCAGCGAACGTATCTCCTGTTCCCATCGACGGTTCCTCTGCTGGCTCTCTTTTTTCAGGCGCTTCCAGTCGGCCGTTGTGATCAGCATGTCTCGGGTGACCAACATCTGCACCATCATGAGATGCTTCTGTGTGGGATAGGTCCAGATCTCACCGCGATGCCAGTTGCTGAGGTGCAGCCAGCCACGATACTGGCAGTGCGTGCCCGCGAGATCCTGCCATTGATTGGGTGGCCCAAACTGCGGCTGGTATAGGTAGTGATACATGAACACCCTCCGGCGTTGGCAGAACCATGTGTCGGGCTGGGTGATCAATTTGCTCTGGGAATATCTGTTGTGCCTCATGCTAGATTATTTACTGGGCATGCCGTGAAATAAAACACCCAGTTATAAATCAATGATCGTGTGGGAAAGACTAGGACAGCAGCGGAAGAAATATTCTAAACATGCTGTTGCCAGTGACACACAGGGTGAACGAATCCACCCTGTGATCGGGTCAAGTGTTGTTACTTCTTGGCCGGTGCAGCCGGTGTTACCGGTGCTGTGATTGCTGGCTTGGCCGCTGGTGCCGGAGCCGCTGCGGGCTTCTTCACTAGGCTGTAGCCGATCACGATCACTACCACTACCACTGCGGCAATGATGATGTTTCTTTTAGTCAACAAACTTTTCATATATGTTCTCCTTTGTTTGTGTGTGTATTGTAGCATGCTGTGCCAGTTTGTCAACCTTTGGTAAAGCAAACAATCAGTCCAGGATCACTGTGCGAAGTAGCCGCTGTTGCACCTGTTGTTGCTGATGCTCGTGCAGTTGACGTGGCAGAGCTCCTCGAGTGAACGGGGGTATGTTCTTCTCTCGCTCGGGGTCAAATGGCGGCTGGTCGGGCAGGCCCAGGAAGTCACGGCGCAGGTCGATCAGGAACACCAGTCGGCGATGATCCGTGAGATTGTGAGCCGAGTGTACCAGCTGATTGTCAAATCCCCACAGATCGGACCAGTCTATCTCGGTGCCTTCTACCTCAAAGAATATGTCTCCAGGGGGCACTATCAGTGGCACGTGTATGCGCAGATACTCGTTGTCACGATTCTCTATGCCGGTATGACGAGTGATCACTGCCTGTCGTTCCAGCACTGAATAACCGGCACAGCCACAGTGATCTCCAAAACGCTCTAACAGGGCGCAGGCGGTGGGATAGCGAGCTCGAATCTTGGGCTCACGGAAACGTTCTTTCAGTATGCCGGCATCGCTCCAGCGATACTGCAATCCGTCCATCTTCCATGCCTCCATGCGAGTGGTCAGCGCGGATGGGTCGGGCAGAGTGGGCAATTCGATGGGCACTCCGCGAGAGAATGCACCCGCGATGAAATCTGTGTGCCGAGCCAGGAATTCTGCCCGCAACAGGGGCACGTGACTCATGAGCTCATTGGCCACTCTAATCTCAGATCTCAACCACAGTTTCTTCAGCTGCATCACTGCAGTATACTGTGAAATGCCTCTTTGTGCAACCGTTGGTAATGTGTTGTTTCAGTGCCTGCGTGTGTGGCAGAGATCCTGCCACAGTGTCACATCTGCGGCATAGTGCTGCTCGATCTGTGCTCGCTGTGCCTGCGTGACTGTCTGTGTGAACACGCCGCTGCCTTGTCTGGGCACATGGTCGCCCACTCCACCCAACCAGGACACACAGAGATCCAGCTCATGGGGGAATAGATATAGTCGCGTGGAGGCGGTCACTCGGCTGCTCTGGGATGACCAAATGCCACCCCGGCTGGGCTGCGTGGGATGGTCATGATGCCAGTCACACCAGCTGTCCCAGTCAGTGAATGTGTTGGTTTTTATTGACTGCCCCCGCTGTAGATAAAAATATTGATTGTTTTCTTTGCGTGCTCGCACCTGGCACAGCTGCCACATGCTGATGAAACGATCCACGGGATCTCGCAGCATGGAGCACCATGCAATTGGCTGTCCCTTGCCCAGGCAGTGTGGTGCCAGCTGGCTGCCGTGCGTGGGGCGGCGACGATGATAGCCCGGCAATGATTCACAGTGCTGCCTCACGTAGGTTCCCCCCGTGCGAGCTATGTGTACGAATCCGCGACGAGTGGTAGTGATGACGAACATGCTGTACTAGTTATGTGGTGTGTGTTCTACAGGGCCACTGGCGTGACCCCAACGGGAGTGCTACTGCACTGCAAGATTGACTGCGGCTGGTCCCTTGGCTGTGTTCTCCAGGTCAAACATCACTGCATCACCCTCCGTGAGAGTGTCCATGCCTGCTGCCTGCACTGCTGATATGTGTACGAACACATCCTTGTCTTCTGTGGCTATGAATCCAAAACCCTTCTGGGCATTGAACCATTTTACTGTTCCTTGTGTCATGTTACTTGTGGTCTTTCTTTTTTGTTGTTGTTATTATGTACTGTAAGTTTCTGTGGGGAAAAAGGGCTCGGTGCTGAATGCATGAGCT